AGGTCTTTCATGTCAGCTTCTATGCGTACTATGAGTTTATCTACAGTTGCCATTAGTCTGGATATACCTCCATCATTTCTTTAAGGTCGTCTTTTTGCATAGGAGCTTCTTTGCCACCATTAAATTCTTGGAAACCTTCTATGGCTAAATTTAATTCTATTAAACTCATATCCCAAAACTCCTTTGGTGGTATATGAAGCATTCCAATTCCGATTTGTATATATCGTTGCCAGTCTAATCGGTCTGATTTGACACCGCTTCTACGTTTTTTTCAGAATCTTCTTCTTCATCTTTGTTGCCACCTGTAATAGCATTAGCAAGAATTTCTCCTGTGACTTTTATGCCTTCTGTTAAACCTGATTCAAATACTAACTCACCTATTTCTTTTTGTGTCATGTTATTACCACCTGCTCTAATAGCTATTGATAATACTGTTACACAATCTGTTATAGAAAGATTACTATTCATAAGCTCTGTTGCTAACTTTAGAATAGGTCTTCCTGTGCCTGCCTCAATCCTCATAATACCATCTAGTGTTAGTCTAGTGTTGTACTCAGTATTATTTAGATTTACCTTTAGTTCTCCTCGAAATTTGTTCGCCATCTTCTACTCCTAATGTTAAAGTTTCACCTCTATCACCATCATTGGTAATAGTCTTAACAATGAAATCTTTACTATTAGATGTAACTGTTGAACCAACTTCAATTCCTTCAATATAAGGTATTGTAATTATAACAGTATCGTTGGACTTATTCATTTGTCCTTCTACAGTTTCACCTGAAACAACGATTTCACTTTTAATCCATGACATGTTCTATGCTCCTAAATTATACAGTTGCAAAAGTAATAGCACCAGAACTTTCAAATGCGAAAGAATAGGTTACTTCACCATTATACTCACCTGCATATTCTAATGATGTTAATTGAAACTTTCCTGTGTAAGTTCCAAAATCTGGGATTAAGAATTGATAGTTAGTNAATGCCGCTTGNTTCATATCTCCTTGAAGTGTAGCTTCTGAAGCAGAATCAGTAAAAACTCCTGAACCACTTACACTCATTGACATTATACCACCATTAGCTAATAAAGTTCTAGCTGTACCACTATCTTTGTTTGTTATATCAACAGTTTCATCATTAATAGATATACTTGTTGACCTCATTCCTCCTATAGTAGTGAAAACTTCTGGTGAAGCCGCATTACCTAGTTTCATTAAGAGGGACCTACCTTTTTGTGCCGCCATTTCGTATACTCCTTGTTATTGGTCAGTTATAAATGCTCTAAAACGCATTATGCCATGCCTCGTTACACCATCTCCATCTATGACTTGCGTTGTAAACTCACACCTCAAGTCTATCAGATTAGCTCCCGAAACGCTAAGAGAATATTCATGTAATAATAAATAAACCCTACTCATTATATCTTTTATCTGTTTCATGCCTTGATATGCACTCCAAACATCAACAGTAAAAATATAATCTCTTGCATCTAATGTTTTACTTCCATCATCTACAGATGTGCCTTCGCCTATAACTACACAAGGCAAAACTGTATCTTCTGGAACAGCATCAAACACTCCTGTTACTAAATCACCTAAAGCTGAATCCCCATTTAAGCGAGAATACAAAGCAGTCTGTAATGCAAATGCGTGTAGAGCCATTAGATTAAAACCTTTGCTATATCGTCATCTTTTCCAATAATTCTGCCGACTATATCGTCATGAATCCATGTATCATCTAATGGAGTAGCAACTGCAATAATATCTTTGCTATTGTTATCGCTTGAACCCACTACATAATCTCCAATTTTAAATTCATTACTATACATCTTTAACTCGTAAATTCCTGTAGTTTTTACTTCTACAGGAGTTACAGAATCATCTACAATAACAAAAACTTTGGCTTTATCTATAGTATCTGATAAATCTCCATTCATATCGAATGCCATTAATCTCATCATTGTTATTTCTTTTCGCCTTTTATAAAGCCTATTGCACCACAAGCTCCACATCCTAACATTGCTATTGTCTGTAAAAGGTCATTTGGTATAATAACACCTCCCATTGCTAACACTCCACTTAGTGCCGCATAAGATGATGGTTCTTTAAATCTTTCTATTATTTTCTCCATATTCTTGTCCTCCTTATTTTAAGCCATTTTTGATAGCTTTTGTTAATTGTTGTTCGTACTTTTTTCTTGATTCTTCAGCGGCAGGTTGCATAAAAGGTCTTGCCGCCATTGTTATAGTACCAAACTCTAATGCTTCACTATAGTCAGCATTACTAATAATGTCAGCACCTAACTTGTTTCCATCTATTTTTACTACTATTTGTGATGCTAAAAATCCTGAATCACTTGCAGGTGGGTCGCCTGCTTTAGATACATTTATAGTTCTTTTTGGGTCATATCTTGTTGTTTGACCACCTGACCTAGAATTTTGAAGGATAGATTGAACTGCTATGTTTCTAATATTATTAGCTATAGAATTTACAACTCTCTCAACATTTCTTTGCGTTGATGAAGATTGCTTTCTTATTCTATTATCAAATCCACTTTGATTCATTACTTTTAATTTAAAGCCTGCCATTATAAATCTGCATCTCCTCCCTCTGTGCAACGGAACAACAACCATCTATCTCTTTCTTCTAAAGTATATACATATTTAACTGAGAGCAGTCGTGTTGTTCCGAAGTCATTCCAAGAGATACGCATTTGACCACCATTAGCTTTAAAGTTTATATTGCTATAATACCTAGTGTATACATCATGCGTTAATGTATGGTCTATTCTTCCTGCTTTATAAGCATTATCTCCATTGGTAGGCTTAACACTTGCAAATAAAGTTCTAGTAGTACCCCAAGAAGAAGTGTATCCTCCTCCTGCGTCTGTTGACCTGCTTCTGCTTTGCAGTATTACTGAGAATTGTAAATCACCTATTGCGACTGATTGTTTAGCCATTAACTAAATCCTATGCCGAACCTTGTAACTTTATAGGGTCTTAAGAGTGAACTTATTAACCCAGATACATTAGATGTACTTTCACCTTTTAATATAGGTTCTGGATTCTCAAAATAATTAACTGCCATAACAGTTATTGCTTGTTTAATAGGTGTAGGTACTGTAGATGCCGCTGTACCATAACCTGCATCATAAGTAACTTCTATAGCATTAGCTACTCTTAATAGATTATCCCAAGTTTGCCCTGTTCTAAGAATAATTCTTGGGATTGGTGATTGACTGTCTACATAATAAGTTGATGCCGCTACTGTTGTTGCATTATTACTATCATCAAAAGTTTTTACATGAGTAACAGAAATTAAAGGAGGTCTAGGCAAATAAATTGCATTTCCTATTCTGTTCATGTATGGACCAACTGTTATTCCCTCAGTATAAGGCAGAGAATCATCTGCTGAACCATAACCATATGGATAAGCATCTAAACCTAATTTTAAAGTTTCTTTAGTTAGTGTTCTTTGCAACATCTCCATAACTACTTTGGTAGCAACATCTCTACAAGTGCCTATAAGTGTATTATGTGTGCTATCACTATCTGGAATCCTTAATGCTGACTTTACTTCATTAGTAGAAACAACGTCAGTTGTATAAGAAGTTGTAGTAGTTAATCCTGACATTTTGTTATCCTGTAAATTATTTTATATCAATATTATTTTTTGTTAGTAGGCTTAATAACTTTTTTTTCTATAGGTTTTACTATTTTAATTTCTTTTACTGGAGCTTCTTTTAACTCTTCTGCATAATCCATAGAAATCCAAGCAATAGCTATATCTTTTGACCATTCTTCATTCATGTCATATGTTTTACCCTCATCATAACTCATAGTTACATTACCAAGAGCAGAATTTGCACCATCTACAGTTTTTTTCATTTTAATTTTCATAATAAATACTTTCTTTAAAAATAAGGGGGAGTATAAATTATCTCCCCCTTAAAGTTATGGTTTAGTGTCCAGTTGGAGTACCATCATTTCCACCTGATTCTGGTAGATGGATTTTTCTAGTAAGTGCATTAATAGCTAAAGGTGTACCACTTGAGTGATTTCCTGCCGCTATTATATTAACTCTTACATATCTTTTTCCACCTGCATATCCGATTTGATAATTAGCATCATCTTCTGCTCCATCATCAACAGTTGCAAAAATTCCATTTGCNTCTACTGTGCCATAAGTTACATCTGAAGCTGATGTTACATTTGCAAATCCAGAACCTGAAACGTCTGAATGTTGTAATGCAAAATCATACTTTAATGAACCAGACAAAGTATCAGCAGATGTACCTACACAAACTTGCAACATAATACCTTGAGTTGTTGCTGTATCATGCTCTGCACTATTTACTGTTGCCGCATTTGATGTATTTACTATTGGTTTTAACAACTGAAAGGACTTAATGTTGTTTGCTAAATCTTTAGTTGACATATTATTTTCCTTTATTTTAAAATTATGCTGATACTTTTTGCTTACGAATAGCTTCAGCTAAAACAACCTGTCCACCTACACGTTTACGAGCTATATATCTTATAGAGCCTGTACTTGCTTGAGTGTATGGGTCACGCAAAATTGCTAATGAGATTCTATCTACGATAGTGTAAGCTCTTCTCATATCACCAAATACGATTGGGAAAGCACCTGCGCCTACATTAGGCATAGCACTTGCTTCAATGTATGGTTGCCCAAGAATAGTATTTGGAACACCAGTTTGTAGTGAGAAACCTGCTTGGAAAACATAAGAACCACCTGTACCAGTATTTAACTGTCTGATTGAACTTAATGTTGACCTGTTAAAAACAAAAGTTCCGTTTCTAGCATAATCAGATTTAACAGCACCATATAGGTTTAATAAACCATTTATAGATAATATAGCACCTTCACCTGTGTTAGTTTCTGCAACACCTGTGTTTACCATAAAACCTTCTGGTTGACCTGCGGCAGTTCCGTTAACAAAAGAAGTTCCTTCTGCTACAGCAAACTGTTCAGCAAACTCTTCACTTAACATTGCTTGCATATCAAAGACTGGGTCTTCAACATCTTGCTCTGAAATGTCTACAAGAGCATACAATTCGTGAGCCGCAATTTCTTCAAGCCCAAAAGTTAAACCAGTTGTTTCACTTCTAGTTCCTACTTCAGCACTCCATTGAGCTGTAAATACACCTGTTCTTGATGGTATTTGAACACTACGATTTGTTGTGCTTCTTACTCTTGCAATAGTACGGATAGGTGAAAATTCAGTAACTTTTTTAATTAACTCTCTAACATACTCTGGAGGAGCTAAGTAACCACCAGTTGTATCATTAGAAACTGTTAATACTTTAAGTTCCATTTCATCTAAGGACTCTTTGCCTTTTCTTAGAAGTTTTTCAAATGCATTACCTTTAGCATCAATATCTTCTGTAGTTAAGCCTGAATCTGGTCTTTTCATTGCAGTTTCAAGTTGTTTTACTTTGTCTGCTACTTCTTTTTGCTCATAAAAGTTTTTAGTAGCTTTTTGGTTTAAATCTTCATATTTGTCTAGAGTTTCTTCAATTCTAGCTAATTTATCTAGAGTTAAAGGGTCTGCTTGACCTTTAGACTCAATTTCAGCTATTTTTTTGTCATTAGTTTCTTTGAATGCATCAAATGCTTTACCAATGCCTTCAACAGCTTCTTTGAGTTCGTCTTTAGAAATGATATTATCACTCATATCTATTCTCCTCATTAAGATTGAAATTTATTAATTAACTCTTGAATAGAGCTAACTAACGGCTTGTTATCTTCATTATCAACATCCCATTGATTATTCAGACTAGAATTGACTGCTTTAGCGGCAATCTTCGCTTCTGACCGAGATAAATCACCTTCCTCTCGAAGGAACTTCTCCCAATCTCTTATAGTTCTGTCAATGCCCTTTACTGCTTGAATCGTAGCTTTTGGATTCATTGGGAATGTAACAAGACTAATCTCCATTAGGTCTACTTCTTTTAGATGCCTTTTTCTTCTTCTATCATCATAGTATTGCTTTGCAGGGTCAGCTTTATAACCGATAGATAAACCATCAATAGCTCCCATTTTAAGCAATTCATAAGCATCTCTTCCACCCTGTGTACCTAGTGCAAGTCGACCTGAAACTTTTAAACCATCTCCATCTTCAGAGATTCTATCATATACACCTATTGGCATATCTGTTTTATGTTGCCATAGCATCTTTACTTGTTTAGCTTTTCTTTTTCTTAAACTTTTAACAAAAGCTCCTTCTTCAACAACATCTCCACCTAAGTCTTTATTGCCAAAAATTGAAGCATAACCTATAAAACTACCATCTTCTGAATCGGCTTTAATAGTTAATTCTGCTGATACTTCTAATAATTTTTGCTCTATTATTATTTCTTCTTTTTCTATAGGTGATTCCATATTATCATCTTCAAACATATTAGACATCCTTACATAGTATCTATTGATTTTGTTATTGTTAGGGGGAAAGTAAATTTAAAAACATAATAAATATTACTATTACTTAAAATAGATAAAAGTTTTATTGTTATTGTTTTTAGATTTTCCATACTCAATCCCACTATCTGAAAGCGATTGCTATTCTAAAACCCATGTGGGTATAATTAAAGTATCAGCTTTTATTTTTATACGCAAGTGTAAACTATATCCCATCTTTTTATAAATAAAATTTAAGTATTAAATACATCATCTTCTGGTTCAATATAAATTACTGCACATCTGCAATTTATAATATTAGCGGCACCACCATTTGGGTCACCTGTATATTCCATTGCTCTACCACCTACTATAAATGGTTCGTCCATTGAAACTATTTGTCCATTAGCAATTCTATGAGCTTCTCTTGTTCTTTCATCATTACTTGCAATCCATTGTTTTTTAATATCTGGTTGTGTTCTTGCATAGTGCATACCAACTTGATGATTTGCAAATGATGCGGCACTATGTGTTTCTGTTCTAGCAATAGTTGCGGCTCTTGCTCTTGAAAACTTTGGACTATATCTTTCTCTTATGTTTTTTGCTATTTGTGGTAGTGGCAACCCATCTTTTTGCCCATTTAACAATACTCTTCTTAATTGTTTTCTGCTAGTATCATCTATATCAGATATGTGATAAGCTCCAACTCTCATTATAAATTTTTCTAAAAGTTCTTGATAAAAACCATTATATAGTTCTTTTCTTAATATATAATTTTCTGCTCTATCGCTAAAAGTTTTTATAACATCATACCAATGTGGCTCTAATATTCTTGCTACTTTAGGTCTTGTTTCTGCCATATAGACATCAAAACCTAAAGTTCCTGTTTCTGTTAGAGCTTTTGATGCACCTTCTGATAAACTACTAAAATAATTAATAAATTTTCTAGTTAATGCTCTTTCAAATCCTAATCGTATTCTGTCTTGTGCTTGAGCTTCTCGCCTAGCATTAATTCTTTTTCTTGCTCGCTTATAAGCTAACTGCATTAATCTTTAGACCTCATAGGATGTCCTTTTGGAAGTAAGTCTGTATCAAATTTACCTCCTCTAAATCTTCCTGCTCTTACTGCATATAAAAAAGCATTTACTCTAGCAAAAGCCCATTGGTCTGGACCTGTAACATTAGGTCTTACACTTTGAGGATTAGTCCTATAAGCACCTACTCCTCTAACAAAAACTTTCTCTAACATTCCTAGAGTAACTTTTTTGCCTTTCTTTTCTCCATGTTTGTCATTATGGTCTTTTACTTTACCTTGTAATGCTGTTCTAACTTTGCCTGATAATTTTTTTAATTCAATATCATTGTCTAATAACTTATCTTCGTTATTAATTTCATCAACTTTTCTTTTACTCCATGCAAAACCTGCA